GCGCTACCGCTACACCATACCGGGCCATGACCCCACTCCTACCTTGCGGGACGCAGCACACCGCCATAAAGCGGGCGGGGGCCACAGTCACAGGCCCGCGCGATTATCTGGTTAGCACGGATTTAGCCGCTTGACAAGCTACATTTAGCGGCCCGACATGCGGTCGGCCATCCTATCTAGTGCGTCTCGCAGATCGTCAAAGCCTTGCCGGGTGCGAAGCGCGCCATAGACCTTGCCCGGATGCTCCCCGCCCAGGACGCAGCGGTCAATGATCTGGGCGTCGGTCGGGTCAACGAACTTGCGCAGCCGGTGGTAGCGGCTGATACGGTCAATCTGGATCGTGACGGCATGGTCGGGCTTGGGGCTGGCCTGAACGCGGTCATTGTCGGGCAGGCAGGGCGGCGACTTCTGCGTTGCCTCGAACGCGTCTCGCAGGGCGGATGCAGCGTTGAAGCCCGCCGTGCTGATGGTGCCGCGCTTGTGCCAGTATTCCAGCAGGTCAATGCGGCGAACGCCGGTCACGCGGTTGGGGTTCGTCACCTTGCCGGTCTTGGCATCGACTTCGCCGCGTTCCTCCACGACGAGGCCCTTGCGGTTGGCTTGGCCGTCTGCGCCGTGATCCCACGGGGTCGGCAGCGATACGGGCTTGGCCGTGCGGGTCAGGACGGCGGCGCGGGATGCTTTGCGCTTCTTGGCTTTCTTGGCTTTGGTGGTCATTCCTGCCTCTCGCATTGGGTGGTGATGGATTGATGTATTTAGGCGGGTTTTCTACGCGCTAGATCACCGGTGCTTAATTTTGGCGCGTGGATGCTGCGCTTGATGCCAAATGCGGGATGCCCGACCCACTGGCCCTCAATCCACTGCCACCACATGCTGCGTTCTTCTTCGCGCAGGGCATCAGGCCGCTGGATCGCCCCTTTGTAATGCGCCTCTGCGCGGCGGAAATGCCCGCGCCTCCAATGCAACGGCACCTTGTGATAGGTGGGGTCTCGGGCGACTTTTGCGGCTGTCTCTTTGCTCAGATCCCAAGTCACACGGTGCCAAGCATCAACCGCCTTGAACCCACCGCGATGATGCGCGCGCCGCTGCTGACGGCTCAGCATTGGGCTTTTGCGAACCAATCGAGGCTGATTGATCAGGGACAAGATGAATGCGACAGCCGCGATGATGAACGCAGTTTCATGCGCCTGCTCTGGGCTTTGCTTTCCGATCAGCTTGTCGCTGATGAAAGAGTGCCCGCCAGCGATGAAGTTGCCTAGGATGGCCATCTTGTTGTCGCGCCATTCGCAGACGATGCTTTCGGCGTCTCCTACGGCCCGGTCTTGGCGCTCGTCTATCGCGTAGACCTCGACGCCCTCCCCGTTCTCATGCTCTATGGCGATGACCGTGGCCTGAGCATGGCGGATTGCGTCAGCAGGGATGCGGCAGTCGCCCCACCCATCCTTGCCGTCCATCTCATCAGCGACCAAAGATAGGGCGAACTCAGCAATGTCAGGGGAAATCAGAAAGGCAGGGACGCCCCAAATCTTGAGAAGTTCCCTGAACCGCTGCTCTGACATAAGGGTGGCGCGCTCGAACTCGCTCATGCCTTGCCTCGTTTTCCTGCCCGCTGAGGGGCGTTTGCGTCGTCGTGGGTGTCTTGGAGCCAATCGTCGGCTTCCCCCGCTCCTAGGCCCCGCAGAACGGCTGTCAGGGTATGGTCAGCCTGCTTGCGGGCGCGGCGGTGGCGGTGGCGGCGGTGGCGTTCGCGGGCCGTCCATTGGGTCTCGTGCAGGGGCTTCATGCCAGCAGCCCCCAGACAGCCAGAGGCCACAGCACGGCGAAGGCCAGCAGCATCCGAAAGCCCGCCTCCGCGTTCGATTCCTCGCGTTGCTGCATCGCCTTGATTTCGGCAATGCTCACCGGAATGTCGCAGACAGCATCAAGAGCGGCGGCGATGGTGCGGGCTGCCTCCGGGGTGATCGTCAACTCGACAACACCATCCGTGCAGGCGGCGTGGACGCGCAGGCGTTGGGATAGGGTCAGGGTCATCGGGGGGGCTCCAACAGCAGGGGCGATGATGCGGCCGAGCCGTATTTCTTGCGAAACTTGCCCGGGCGGTGGCCCCCCGCGCGGGCCACAGATTGCATGACCAGACGGATCAGGTCGTCGCGCAGGGCGGGCGAGGCATCCGGGGCCATGCGCCGCCGCAGCTGCGAAAGCGAAAGGCCAAGGTCAGCCGCAGCCGCCGTTGCAGACGGCCACGACAGCGGGCCAATGCGAACCGGCTTCGCCGCGTTCTGCGGATTAACGCGCCGCTGCCCCATCCCGAGGCGAGAGAGATCGCCGTAGGTGTCGAGATGATAGGAGACGACCTGTCGGTGGACGCCATAGGCGCGGGCGCAGGCGCGGACAGACGGATAGGCCTGGCCCTTGGCGTCGATGACGGGGACACAGTTCATGCGTTGCGTTCTCCGTTCCAGCCGCCCCGGCGCATGATGGGCAGCGCGTTCTTTTCGGTCATGCCGAGGGCGCGGCTGACGCTGAGAGACCCGTAGCCCTGACGCCCAGCAGCAGCAGCCCATCGCATCGCATCCTCGGCGGTCAGGGGCGTAATTTTATGCCCGGCGCGCCACTCTCCAGGCCGGACGCTGACCGCATAGCGGCTGCCCGGTCCGCCCTCACATGCCAGGAAGTAGGCCCTGCTGCGAGGCGTCTGATAGAGGGTCTCCACGTAGCGTCCTGGGTCGCCGGGCTGACCGTGGCTGACCTCGGCCAGCTTACGGGCTGTAGATGTGTCGAAACGCCTGCCGTTAATGGTCGCTTTCATGGAATTACTCCGACACTCGCGTGACCCGACCGTCGCGCACCGTGTAGGCTATCCCCGCCTCGATGCCGCCCTCACCGACGGTGATAAGGATGTCTCGCGGCTGATCCTCATCGCGGATCACGATGCAGATGGTGCTGCCCTCTGCGGCGGATACGGTGGCGGAGGCCATGCACTTGATCTTGGCGCGCGGGCCGGTGCTCTCGATGGTGGCGTCCTCTCCAGTGCTGGTGATGGTGGCGTCCTCTCCACCGCTGGTGATGGTGGCGTTGTAGCCCGCGCTGGAGATGGTGGCGCGCTCTCCCGTGCTAGAGATGGTGGCACGCGGCCCGTTGCTGTCGATCTCGGCGTCGTCGCCCTCACTGGTGATAATGGCATCGTCGCCGGTGCTGTCGATGGAGGTGTCCTCTCCGGTGCTGATGATCCTGGCACGCGGCCCGGTGCTCTCGATGGTGGCGTCCTCTCCAGTGCTGTCGATCTCGGCGCGCGGCCCGCTGCTAGTGATGATGGCGTTGTCGCCGGTGCTGACGATCTTGGCGCGATCTCCGGTGCTGGTGATCTCGGCGCGCTCTCCGTCGCTGTCGATCTGGACGTAGCCGCCCGCGCTGTCAATCTTGGCGCGCTCTCCGCCGATGGCGATGATGGCGCCATAGCCCGCGCTGGTGATGGTGGTGTCATCCCCACTGCTGGTGATCCTGGCATAGTTCCCGGTGCTGTCGATCTCAGCGTCGTCGCCCTCGCTGGAGATGATGGCGTTGTCGCCGGTGCTGACGATCTTGGCGCGATCTCCGGTGCTGGTGATGGCGGTGCGATCTCCGGTGCTGGTGATGGTAGCGTCGTCGCCGGTGCTGGTGATCTTGGCGTCATCCCCGCTGCTAGTGATGGTGGCGTAGCCGCCCTCGCTGTCGATCCGGGCGCGCTCTCCAGTGCTGGTGATCTCGGCGCGATCTCCGGTGCTGGTGATGGCGGTGTTGTATCCGCTGCTCTTGATCTTGGCGCGCTCTCCGTCGCTGGTGATCTCGTCATATTCGGCGCTAGAGGTGATGATGTGTGACTGGGCCATCGGTCTATCTCCTGCTGTGGCGTCTGCCGTGTCGATGTCCTATATATGCACCAGGCAGGTGCTGAGTGCAAGAGTAAAATGCACCTCCAGGGTTATTTTTTTAGCCGACGCGGGGCGGTCTCCTGCGGCTTTGCGGCGGGTGGCCTCGGCGCGGGCTGGAGATTCCGCAATGCCCGGCAGAGCCGATGAGCGCCCCTCTGGCCGGCCGTTGGCTATCCCCGGTGATCTGGTCCGCCAGGGGGCCTAGAGGGCACTCAGCGGGGCGCTCATCGGCTCCTGTGCGCTATCGGCTGCCTCCTTCGGTCGTCCGCCGCATTAGCGATGGCGGCGCGGCGCCTGATGTCGGCCATAGGCGCGGGCGCAGGCGCGGACAGACGGATAGGCCTGGCCCTTGGCGTCGATGACGGGGACACAGTTCATGCGTTGCGTTCTCCGTTCCAGCCGCCCCGGCGCATGATGGGCAGCGCGTTCTTTTCGGTCATGCCGAGGGCGCGGCTGACGCTGAGAGACCCGTAGCCCTGACGCCCAGCAGCAGCAGCCCATGCGGCACGCTCGGCGCGGACAGCCTCGGGGGTGTGTTTCGTCATGCGGCCCTTGAGGTGATCCGGCGCGACGAGGGGCGGCAGGTCAGACCGTTCACGCGGAGCGCGCATGAGTGCCAGATCAGGCGCGATCAGTTCATCCTCTGCGCCCTTGATCTTGAACCGGGCCCGGAAGGCGTCACGAGGCAGGGCGACGATGGCGGTCGCCTTTTCCGGCGTCACGTCCACGCCGGACATCTCGATGCGCGATCTGCCGAATTTGCTGACGCAGTAGTCGCGGGCCTCACGCAGGATGTTCGCGCCATCGCCCCCGCCCCGGATAGCGGCGTGATAGCGGTAATTCCAGTCGTCCAGCCATGCGGCGACAGCAGCGGCCCAGAGGCGGCGGCAAGCGGTTGCTTCGTGGCTCATTTGCTGCCCTCCGCGATATCGCGCAGCCAGTCGATGATACGACGGCCAGAGGGGCGCGGACGGTCGATGCCCTTAAGGGTGGTGCCGGGGAAAGGCGATTTCAGGTTTCCGCTCATCTCTATCTCTACATCTGATAGGTTTTGCTGGTTGGTGAGGGTCTGAGCAGAAGGCATAGGAAGACTAGCCCCGGCTAAATGCGCCGAGGTTAGTCCCTATGCCTCCGCGATCTTGCTGGCCGGAGCCGGGCCGTCGCTTAGGCCGATCTGGTGGTGTGACTGCCCCAGATCGTTGAGAGCTACTTGCGGCAGCATGGTCACTCTGCCGGGGGTCGCGCTTCTCTCTTTCGGACTGCGCTTTGCTTTTGACCCCGCCCCATGGTAAGCTTCCTGCATCTAGCGCCACCGTCAGACCCGCCAAGGCCCTATACCGACCGCTAGACCGGCCCCGCGTGTCGTGCGCGGGGTCACTTCATTCTCAGCCCATCCCGACCTCCCGAAGATGCAGGGCAACCGCGCGCAGGCCGTGGGCCATGTGCATGTCGTTGAAGTCGCCAAGCTGCGGCGGCATCGTCCACTTCCGGCCAGACCGCAGGGCGTAGTATTCGCCGGTCCCAAGCCCGCCGAGGGCTTCAACCGGCTTGTCGTTGTCAGCCGCCAGAACAGCGCCAGGAATGGCCGTTGCGACCTTGGCGACGTTGCTGGCGGCAAAGGCGCAAAGGACCGTTGCAGAGCGGCCCAGAAGGCGCAGGGCGGCTTGAACGGACATGGCCGTTGCGATGCCCTCGCAAACCCATGTCTCGCGGCCTGTGGCGATCCTGTGGCAGGCCCCGCCCATGATGCCGCCGCGAATGTTCTTCTTCTCGCCTTGAGCCGTGATGAATTGGACCGTCACCAGCTTCTTGCCGATCCGGCCCGGAACGATCAGCAGCGGGCCGTCACCTTGCGGGATGGCGCGACGGACGCTTTCGCCGGTCTCGCTGTCAGGCAGCAGAGCGGCAACATCGTCACAGACAAGGCCCTCGGCATCCGGGAAGCCCTTGGCAGTAAAATAGGGGTGCTGGCCGGGCTTGCAGGCCATGAAGATCTTCTGACAGATCGCCTCGACCTCTTGGCGCTGCTGTTCCGCGCGGCGCTCGGCTTGCGGATCACGGGCCGGGGCCTTGATCTCGCCTTGACCCGCAAGGCCGTTCACCGTGAAGCGCTGCTGCTGACTGGTGATCCAGTTCCAAGCGATCCCGCCCCGCCCATCGTCAAAGATCAGGACGCGGCCAGAGCCGTTCGAGGCGGCTTTGCCAAGGGCTGGGCATTGCACCCACTGGCCGGGCTTGGCGTAACGCGGCGTGGCGATCTGAACGGCGGCGCAGGCTGCGGCCATGGCGTCTTGCAGGCTCATGCAGACCTCCGCCGGTTCTTGTTGCGGAAGCGCTGAACTTCACGGTCAACCAGCGCATATGCGTTTGCATCGAACGGGCGGCGGGCGCTGTCATACCAGCCGCGCGGCAGCTTCGCGTCGGGATAGACGCCGCGCCACACGCCGTAAGCCCAACGGCGGGCCTTCACCTCGTCGCGGGGGCAACCGTCCAGGCAATAGGCAAGGGCCGCGTCCCAGATCAGGCGGGGGTCTTTCAGACATTCCGCGCGCAGGCCGGAACGGGCCGTCAGGCCGTATGCGGCGGGGTCAAAGGCTTGCAGTTCGCCGTCAACAGCGACGATCCCGGAACGGGCGGGCTTTTCCCAACCGCAGCACATGCAGGTGTTGCCGCGCAGGGTGCCGCTGCACTCGGGGCAAACGACCTTTTCGCGCATTTTCTGGTCACGGTCGCGGGGCTTCGTGTCGCGCTTCTCCGCTTGCGACAGGTCGCCAGCGCCATTCTCCCACACGTCGAACATATCCAGCGCGAACCGCTCGATGTTGCCGCTGTGATCCAGCCAAAGGGCTTTGCTTTTGCCGGGGCTGGACCGCATCACGCGCCCGATTTCCTGCATGTGGCTGGACAGGCTCTTGCGGTACGGCTTGCACGAAATGCCGATCAGGCAATCCGGCACGTCAAAGCCCTTTGTCAGGACGCCGCAGGACACAAGCCCGTGGATCATGCTGTCGGGGCGGCGAAACTCGTTGATCTTGTCGTCGCGCTCGGCCTCGGTCTTGTCGTGATAGCTGACCTGCTGGAAATTGTAGCCCGCCGCAGAGAAGGCAGCGCACAGTTCGCGGCCATGCTCGACGGTTGGCGAAAACACGATGGTCTTTGCAGGCCCGCCGAAATGCTCATGCGTTTTCTTGACCCATTCCGCGACCACATCACCGACGATCTTGATCCCGGCCTCGGATGCGCTCTGGTCCGAGAACTCCCCGAAGCTGTTGCGGTTCAGCTCGGCATCCTCGGGGCTTTTGGCAACGTAGATCGTCGGCTCGATCAGGTGGCCGTCTTGGATCAGCAGGCGCGTTGACCGGACGTTGACCATCCCTTCCCAATGCTTGCCCATGCCGGGCGTGAAGGGCGTGGCGGTCAGGCCGATCTTGATGGCGTTGGGATACCGGGCCATGTAGTCGAGCGTTGCCGCATACTGGCAATGGCACTCGTCGTAGATGATCAGGTCGGGGTGGCGGGGCAGGATGCGCTTGGCAAGCGTCTGGACGGAGCAGACCTGCACGTTCTCGCGCGGCATCCAGCGTTCGTTGATGCCCTGAACGATCCCGTGCGGGATGCCGTAGTCGTCAAGGGTCTTGCTGGTCTGCTTGACCAAGGACACGCGATCCACGAGGAACAGCGCATAGCTGCCCTTGTCATGGGCTTGGCGAAGCAGATGCGATGCCATGACGGTCTTGCCCGCACCGGTCCCGGCACAGAGAATTTGCGCCTTCACGCCGCCCCGGATCGCCTCGCGCAGGGCTTCGATGGCGTCGGCTTGGTAGTCGCGCAGATTGATGGCGTGGGCAGGGGCAAAGTTCAGCATCCCATGACCTCCCGGTAAGCGGCGCGCTCGGCCTCTTGCCGCGACATGCCAGCGTCGAATTCCATGATTGCGGCCCGCTCAACCCATGCGTCGAACTCGGGCCAGACCTCTTGCGTCAGTTCGTCCTTTCGACCGCGCAGCCATTCCAGCGCAGCAGGCGAGAGGCGACCGGGGCGCAGGCGGATCGTCCAGCCGTCGCGGATCGCCTCGCCACCATGGGCGCGGATGCGGTCGAGGATCGGGGTCACAGCGTGATCCCCATGCTTTCCAGTTCCTGCACGCGCTTGTTCAGGACATAGACCTGACGCATGGCGCGGCGGGTTTCCTCATTGGCGCGCCACTTCTCGCTTTCGGCGTGCGAGACCTGACGTTGCAGGCGGCGGATGACCTCGTTCTTGTCGTCGGCTTCCAGATCGTTCAGCCGTTCCTTGAGCCGGGCAATCTCGGCCTTGTCCTTGGCGCGCTCAGCCTTGTTGGCGACGATCAGTTCCGCATAATCACGAAGCAGGGCTTCGCGGGTCAGCCCCGAATGCTTCCGCATGGCGGCGGCAACATCGGCAGGGATTTCTTCCTCGGGGGCTTCGGGGGCGGCTTCGGTCGAAACCCGCTCTGCTACGGCGGCTTGCGCCTCTGCGGCCTCCTTGGCCTTGCGTTCAGCTTCGGCGCGGGCCTCGGCCTTGGCGCGGGCGGCTTCATCAGTTGCCGCAGCAGCTTCGGCGCGGGCGGTAGCTTCCGCATGTTCGCGGGCCTGCGCCTCTGCCTTGGCGGTTTGAGCGAGGGCAGCAGCTTCCTTGCGGGCGGCTTCCTGTTCAGCCTTGCGGGCTTCGGCCTCACGCTCGGCCTTGATCTTCTTCCATTGTTCATGCCAGCCGCGCAGGGTGCGGGCTTTGCTGTTGGCCTTGGCCTCGGCCAGTTGATCGGCATTGGCTGCGGCCCACATGGCGGCGGCGCGCTCGTGGTCGTTCGGGCTGACCGACAAGTTGTCGGAGAGGCTTTCTGCTATCCAACGCCCGAAAGCTTTATCCTCTGCAAACAGCGCCCGGCCTTCGTTCAGCGCCGCGCCATAGGCCAACCAGCCTTCGATTGCGTCAGCCTCGCCCCGCGCCACCTTGTCGAGGGCGATCTGAGCATCCCCGGCCAGACCGGCCAAGCGCACGGCGGTTTCGTTGTGGCCCATGTTGGTCATGTCTCGATGATCTCCACGCCCTGCGCCGCCAGGATCGCGCGCTTGAGCTTGTATTCAGGGGTGCGATAGCCCTTGGCGTCCTCGATGATCTGGACGCCCTTCGGCACGTCGAAATAGGTGAAGTCGGCCACATAGACGGCGGGCCGGTTCGAGGGCTTGAAGCGGATCGGACCGTCGCGGCCCTCAAGCGGAAAGCGCACCTGCCGTTTCAGGTCGCGGATCAGCCCGGCATTTTCCAGGAGCTTGAGTGCGCCCCAACGAGCGGCCTCCTTCATGCTGTCGAACTTGATGCCGTCCACCTCTTGCGGGACGTTGCCGAACTTGCGGAAGCCCTTGGCGCGCGCGTTCATTGTGCGGCCTCTGACTTCTTGCGGCCTTGACCTTGAACACCCCCCGTCGCCGCGCCATGTTTTTTAGCCCGGGCCTTCCAGTTGAAGGCGTTACGAGGACAGGGAATGCCGGTTTCAGTGCACATCGAGGACAGGGCGTCATACCAGCTTGCCGGGAAAAGGCCGGTGGTGCGGGCGTGCCTGACCGAGTGCGGCGTCACCCCAAGCGCGGAGCAGATCGCGTCCGTGCCTAGCGTCGTGGTGATGTGGTGAATTGCGGGCTTGTTCATGCCCGCCATAATGCTAACTCAGTTAGCATCTGTCAAGCCAATCAAAGCCCCTCGCGCCAATCTCTCTCTGTGACGCCATTTCACCGACAGGGGAACAAAAAGGCAACCCAATTCTTCGCAATCGGGCAAGCTAAATATCTTAGCTTTTTCCGCTTGCAATGCTAACTGGCTTAGCATACCTTTTCTCCATACCCACCGCGACACATGAGCCGGTGACACATGGAGGGAACTATGCAGACGCTCAAAGGGGAGGACCGCTGATGGACCGCGACCACGACGCCATCGACTTCCGCGATTTGTTCATAACGGCGTTCGTGACGAGCGCGTTCGCCGTCCTGCTGGTGCTGTTCCTCGCTGTGGCGCTGTTCTACGCCACCCACCGCGATGATCGCCCCTCTGGCTGCGCTGGCCTCTCTGCTGCTGAGACTGCCGCATGTGTGACGGAGGGGCGGCTGTGACGATCATCGGCCCCGACACTTTCAATCCGGCGATGCTGGCCGCGCTGATGTCTGAACTGCTGCGCCGTGAGCAGGCGCATAGGGACGCCACGCCGAGGCCAAAATCGGTGAGGCCGTGATGGAGGCGCGCATCGACCTTTACCCCGGCGACCTCGCGCTGGAGGATGTTCCTGCTGAGTTCTCTCTTGAGACGATCCCGGCTGATCGTTCGGTCGGGGAGGCGGGCGGCATCTGGGCCACGCTGGAACACATCACGCTCGGCGGGCTGACCATGCCGCGCGAACAGGTGCTGTTGATGATCGGCTGGCGCGCGCTGAACCGGATCGAAAGCGATATGTCCGAGCGGCTCACGCTCGACCTGCCGATTGCGGCGCGATGAACACCCATACCGCGCGCAGATCCCCGCGCGGTTTGCCGGGGGCGCGTCCCTCCCGCCCCCGGCATCAACCCACACCGAGGAAACGACCATGAACGCCATTACCACCCGTCCAGATGCCGCACCGGTTGCCGATCCGATGGTGACGATGATCGAGCGCGTTGCGATGACGCCCGATCTGCCGATTGAACGCCTGACCGCCCTGATGGACATGCGGGAGCGGCAGATGAACAAGGAGGCCGAGCAAGGCTTCAACCAGGCATTCGCGGCTGCAATGGCTGAAATGCCTGACGTGCCCCGCACGGGGGAGAACAGGCATCTCGGCACGCGCTATTCGACGCTTGACGATCTGATCCGCGCCACGCGCCCGGTTCTGTCCCGGCATGGTCTGTCGCTGAACTGGCAGACCAAGATCGACGGCCAGAACATCACCGTGACCGCTATCGTCCGCCATGCCCAAGGCCACAGCATCAGCACGACGCTTTCCGGCCCGCGCGACAACGGCAAGCAGATGAACGCCCTGCAAGGTGGCGGATCGACCGAGACCTACCTCAAGCGATACTCGGGCTTTGGCATCCTCGGCCTGTCGTCTGGCGACGAGACGGATGACGACGGACAGCGCGCATCGGCGGTGCCGCTGATCGACGCGGACCAGTTCGTCGCCCTGCGCGAAATGATCGAGGAAAGCGGCTCGAACGAGGCCAAGTTCCTAGAGTTCATCGGCGCGCCGACGCTGGAAGAACTGACGCACGAGCAATTCGCCAAGGCCATCGCCGCCCTGCGGAAGAAGATCCAGCGGAACAAGAAGGCAGCCGCCGAATGATCCACATGATGGAACAGCGCAGCGCCGAATGGCACCAGCACCGGGCCGGGAAGGTCACTGCCAGCCGGATCGCCGATATCATGGCGCGGACAAAGACCGGCCCCGGCGCAGCGCGGAAGAACTACGCCGCCGAACTGGTGGTCGAGCGCCTGACAGGGTGCCCGCGCGAGGGGTTCAGAAATGCGGCGATGCAGTGGGGGACGGACATTGAGCCGCAAGCCCGCACGGCTTACGAGTTCATGCACGACGCCGAGGTGGTCGAGGTCGGCTTTATCGACCACCCGACCATTGCGGATGCCGGTTGCAGCCCTGACGGCCTTGTCGGCGATGATGGCATGGTCGAAATCAAATGCCCGAACACCGCAACGCACATCGACACGCTTCTGAGCGGGGAAATCGACGGGAAATACATCAAGCAGATGATGTTCCAGATGGCATGTGCTGGGCGCGCATGGTGCGACTTCATCAGCTACGACCCGCGCCTTCCCGCTGAGATGCAACTTTTCGTCCAGCGCGTCCAGCGCGACGACGAAGCAATCACCGAAATTGAAACCGCCGTGCGCGAGTTCCTGGCTGAGGTTTCCGCCACAGTCGAAGCCCTGCGCGCGCGCTATATGGAGGATGCCGCATGAGCGGATCGGTCAACAAGGTCATCCTGATCGGCAATCTTGGGCGCGATCCCGAGGTTCGCAGCTTCCAGAACGGGGGCAAGATCGCCAACCTGCGGATCGCGACATCCGAAACCTGGAAGGACCGCACCACCGGCGAACGCCGCGAAAAGACCGAATGGCACTCAGTCGCCATCGTCAACGAGGGCCTCGTGAACGTGGTCGAGCGTTATCTGAAGAAGGGCAGCAAGGTCTATATCGAAGGCGCGCTGGAAACCCGCAAATGGCAGGACCAGTCGGGTCAGGACCGCTATTCGACCGAAATCGTGCTGCGCCCGTATGGCGGCGTCCTGACCATGCTGGACGGCCCGTCGCGCGACGGCGCTGCCCCGCCAGCAGGGGCAGCTGGCAACCCGGTGCCGGGGGGCTTTGACGACGGGGACCAAATCCCGTTCTAATTCAGGAGATTACAATGACCGATCAAATCGACAATGGCGGGCCTGCATTCCCCACAGCACCCGGACAAATGGCCCACAACAGCGGCATGACCCTGCGCGACTGGTTCGCAGGCCAGGCGCTGGTGGGCATGACTGCGGATGGTGGCGATGTATGGAATGATGCGGTATGGAATGACACGCCTCGCGAGGCGGCAATGCGCGCGGCATCTCTCTGCTACGGCATCGCCGACGCGATGCTGGCTGTCCGGGGAGGCGGTGCCGCATGATCCAGACCGAATACCCCCGCGAGTTCACCGACGATCAGCTTCTGTCGGCTTACAAAGCGCAGGCCGATCAGGGCTGGACCGGCGATGTGGGCCGGTCTGCTGCGGCCATGACGCTGCTGGGCCATCAAGCGCCGTGCGATCAGGTCGAGCATGTGGCGGCGCGCATCCAGAAGGCTTTGGAGAGGCGCGGCTGATGGAGTATCGCGCCCGACACCACGGCGGAACGCTTCGCATCCTCGCCAACGACCTGCCCGATCTGGGTGAGGGTGAGATAGTGTCCGTGACCATCGAACGCGGGCGTAGCACGGCCAGCCACCGCCACCAATTCGCTTGGCTGACTGAGGCATGGATCACCCTGCCCGAACGGCTGCAACAGATGCCGTGGGCCGAGACCGCAGAGACCATGCGGAAGCACGCCCTGATCGCCACCGGCTTTCACCAGACCGTCATCGTGGACTGTGGCAGCAATGCCGCCGCAGCGCGCGTCAAGGCGGCTCTGGTGGCGGCTGAGGCGCGGGCCTGCGGCTATGCCCTCGGGCAGGTTCGCGGGCGTGTGGTGACTGTCTGGACGCCGGAAAGCCAATCCGTGCGGTCTATGGGCGGGGCGCGGTTTCAGGAAAGCAAGACTGCGATCATGGAATGGGTCGCGGCACAGCTTGGCGTGCCGGTTGCGGCGCTGGCAGGTGCAGCATGACGGGCCGCGCCGTTGACGAATGGGTCGGCAAGACGCCTGACGCCAAGGTGCCGGATCGCGTGAGGCTGCGCGTGTTCGCGGCTCACGGCGGCATTTGCCACCTGACGGGCCGCAAGATCAGGCCGGGCGATCCGTGGGACTTGGACCACGTTCAGGCGCTCTGCAATGGCGGCGAACACCGGGAAAGCAATCTGGCCCCGGCGATCCGCGAAGCCCACCGCGAAAAGACCGCGCAGGACGTGAAGCTGCGCGCGAAAGCTGACCGGGTGCGGAAGAAGCACCTTGGTATCTGGAAACCGAAAACACCCATGCCGGGAAGCCGCGCCAGCAAGTGGAAGAAGCCGCTGTACGGCCCCGCGATCAGGAGAAGCGACGATGACTAGCCTGACCGTATACCACGAGGGCCGCAGCACGATCCAGCACACCCACCCGGATCTGCTGAAACACGCAGCGATCCGCGCCATGACCCCGGAGGGCGTGACATGACCAGCCATTTCCGCCGCATCGACATCGAGGGGATGACTCGCTTCGACCTGGCCTCGCAACCTGCGCCCCAAATCATGTGGGTCGAGATCGACCAGCTGCTGATCGACGACCGTTATCAGCGCCCCCTGAATGCGGGCAACCGCGCCGCGATCCGCCGGATCGCCGCAGATTTCAGATGGTCGCGCTTCACGCCGGTGATCGTCGCCCCGGCCGAGGGCGGGGGCTATGCGCTCATCGACGGCCAGCATCGCGCCCATGCGGCGGCCCTGGTCGGGATCAGGTCGATCCCCGCCATGGTCGCGCTTGTTGCGCCCGAAGAACAGGCGCAGGCCTTCATCGACATCAACACACGCTCCATCCGCGTGACGCCGCACCAGATCTATCGGGCGGCACTGACCGCTGGAGAGCCGTGGGCGCTGACCTGCCGTGATGCCGTGGCCGCGGCGGGCTGCCGGCTGATGACCAGTAAATACAGTCAGAACAGCAAGAAGCCCGGCCAGGTCTTCGCGATCAGCACGATCCGCGCGATGATCGACGCGGGCCAGGCCGCAGCGGTGACCGCAGGCCTCCGGGCGCTGCGGGAATACGAGCCGGACTCGGTGGCGAATTTCAGCGACGTGCTGCTGACGCCCTGGCTCCGGGCTGCCGCCGCGACTGTCGCCCGCACCGAAACGCTGCTGGACGTTCTGCGCGCCCGGCCCCCGTGGCTGGTCATCGACGCCGCCGACCGTCTGGCGGTCCAACAGCATAAGCCCAAGGCAACGATGCGCCGTGACTTCTTCATCGCCGCGATCCGGGAAAGGCAGAAGGCATGACCGATCGGCCGATTATTTTTAGCGCGCCAATGGTTCAAGCTATCTTGGCTGGCAGGAAATCCATGACGCGGCGGGTGCTTAAACTCCCGGACTGGGCGTCGGAGGTGAGCGAGATTGGCGACGATGGGCATACCATCTGGTGTGTCTCGCGCGAGTCCGGCTGCATTGTGCCGATCGTGCCGCAGTTTCTGCCGCACGACCGGCTGTGGGTGCGCGAGGCGCACGCGCTGGTCCCCTACACCGCCTATGCCCACAGTGACGGAGTCGAGGTAACAGCCCACGGCGGCACCTACGAGGCAGCCATATATCGCCAAGGCTTCGACCGGTCTCAAGGCAGCATCCGCTGGCGCCCCTCGACCCACATGCCGCGTTGGGCCAGCCGGATCACGCTTATCGTGACCGATGTGCGCGTGCAGCGGCTCCAGGACATCAGCGAGGCGGATGCGGTGGCAGAGGGCGTTGAAATGGAAAGCGCGGATCCGCCGTTTTATTACGTGCCGGGCATCTGGCCGCACTCCATCACTGCGGTGGGCATAGAAGAGCCCGGCGGCCGTCACGCGGCACGATCCTTTGCAAAGTTCTGGGACAGCCTGAACGCCAAGCGCGCACCTTGGGACAGCAACCCGTGGGTGGTGGCCCTGACCTTCACCGTCCATCACGGCAACATCGACCAGGTGGCGGCATGACGCGCGCTCAGATCATGCGGCTGATCTGGATTGACGCATTCGTCGAGGCGGGAGAATTCCCGTTCCGCCGCGAGCATCTGCGTCTTGCATTCGACATTTCAGGCGCACAGGCAGCCGTTGATACGCGGACGTTCAGGAGCATGTTTCCTGCGCGACTGGTCTATAGCCCTAAACAAAAAGGATATCTCGCCGCGCCCGGATCGAGATCGGCCTTCTTTCCGCACGAGCATTCGGCGGTTTTCGTGGCATGCAGCGCAGCAGCAGCAGCGCACAAACGGCTGGAGTCGTCATGCGCATCCTGATCGCCTGCGAGACCTCGGGCGTCATGCGACGCGCCTTCGCCGCGCGCGGGCATGACGTATGGTCCTGCGACCTGCTGCCGGCCGAGGATGGCAGCAACCGCCACATCCGGGGCGACGTGCGCGACATCCTGGCCGATGGCTGGGACATGATGGCGGTGATGCACCCGCCCTGCACGCGCCTCTGCCGCTCTGGGCGCCGCTGGATGTCCGGGCCGGGCAAGTGGACGCCGCCCAAGCAGTTGCCGCGCGGGCGCAGCTGGGCCGACCTGCGCGCCGAGTTCGAGGACGGCGTGGATCTGTTCATCGCCTGCTGGCGCGCCCCGATCGAGCGCGTGGCGATCGAGAACCCCGAGATGAACGATCTCGCCCGCGACCGGATGCCCGCCGACCTGCCCGCGCCGCAGATTGTCCAGCCGTTCTGGTTCGGCGAACTGGCATACAAGGCGACCGGATTCTACCTGCGCGGCTTGCCGCCGCTGGTCGAGACAAACCGCCTGCCCGAGCCCGAGCGAGGCAGCGACGAATGGAAGGCCTGGAGCGCGATCCACCGCGCCCCGCCCGGCCCGGACCGCTGGAGGATCCGCAGCCGCACCTTCATGGGCGTGGCCGAGGCCTGCGCCGATCAATGGGGCGGCTATGCCGCCGAAGCAATGGAGTTGATGAAATGACCGACCCGCGCGACACCGAGATGACCGGCACGATCAGCACCGCCCGCCACCAGGTCGTGCGCTACCGCGCAGGACATGAGAGCGGCGACCTCTTCGAGGAAGGGCAGGATTTCGATGGCCTGACGCTGACGATCGAGGTGGCCGACGCAGCCGACGCTCGGGCCATGCTGAACGCTATCAGCTGGCGGCCGCTTACCAAAGATCAACGGATGGAGGCCGCGCCCTGCGCCGCAACACGGAGGCCACCAATGGCTGACGCACCGCTTTATCGCATCAGCCGCAGCACGCCACCGCACCGGGCAGACGGGCTAACGGCGCATGTCAACCTCGGAGACGGCGCCACGGCGAGAATCGTCAACCCGCAGTCGTTTGCAGACGGCGGGCCTGAATGGCGGATGCGCTACGGGCAGGTCGAGCCGATCCGCTACGTCATCGCCAGCCTGATCGGCAGCTATGACGATCTTCTGTCTGGTGACATCACCATGAAAGAGGCAACGCGCCGCCTGTCTCTGATGCGACAGGCCCGCGCCGCCCTCGCCAAGCAGGACGGGGGCGAGTGATGGACAGACCGCAGGAAGCCGGGGGCGCCTGTGACCTGTCCGAAGTGTGGCGGGTGGGCTGCGTTTCAGTGACCCGCCTGACGCGCGCCCGCTGCAACCAGCGCCTCGGTCAAGCGGTCCCGCCCGGTGATTTCGTCGAGCCGGGCTTGCAGCTTCGCCCGCGCCATCTGCTCTAGCTGATCTTGCGAGGGGGCCAGACGGCGCAGCGCATCAGGGACAGACCGATGCACATAGCCTGCGATTTCAGCGACAGCGCGATCTGCCACGACGACAGGAGCCGCAGAGGGATGGCGCTTGACCGCCTCGACGGCCAGCCCGACGCCGGTATCAAGCGCCCGGTGCAGCGCGTCACGGTGGCGCTGTTCGATGTCCAGGCGCATCCGCTCGGGCAGGCGGCGCATCAGCCAGCCAGCGCCAAGCAGGGCCAGCCAGACGGCGTAATCAACGAGGATCGGTTGCAGCACGGCTTGCAGACTGTCCAGCATGTCATCGTCCTTTCACGATCGAAATAAGCCAGCCCAAGAAGGACGGGCGGGCGGGGGTGATCGGATTGGCGGGGGCAGCACGCGGCGGCTCAGGCTCGCGGTTGACCTGCGCCCACCACGTCCGCACATCGAAGCCGGGGCATTGCGTGGCGGTCAGATCGCGGTGGCCCAGAACCTGCGCGCGGGGGTGACGGGCAAGCAGATCGCGCACGAGGGCAATCGTCGCCTTGCGCTGCGCGTCCGTGCGGTTATCCACGCCGACATTCGGCCCGGTTGCCCGCTCGATGCCGCCGACGCAGCAAATGCCAATGCTGCCGGTGTTGTGGCCCGCGACATGCGCGCCCACGACGTTCTCGGCCCGGCCCGGCTCGACGCGCCCATCCCGGCGAATGACGTAGTGATAGCCGATATCGTTCCAGCCGCGCGCCCGGTGCATCTGCCGGATTTCAGCCGCGCCGATGTCTTGGTCAGGATAGGTCGCGCTATAGTGCAGCACGATGCGGGTGACAGGGGTGTTGGACATGCCGTCCTCCATGCAAAAAGGCCCGCGCGTGGCGGGCGACTGTCGGGGATTGTCAGGGGTTCAGTCTGGCACGTTTCCGCGCATTCTCTGCCATTTGGCATAGACCTTGCCGGTGTGGTCGTATTCGGCAAAGACCAGATCCAGCACGAAGCGCGCCACGGATCGCCACCGCGCCGGGTGTGCCTCATGGATACGGGCGCATAGCGGCTGCGATGCCGCGCCACACAGGACGCGGTTGCAGGCTATGCTAGAGGCCCACCACCAAGTCACGGGTAGAACCGCGTCACGGTCGGGAACAGCGGGTGGCAGTCGTGATAGACCTCCGCAAAGCTGCCCTCTCGCAGCGTTTCCTCGGACAGCCGCACGCCCCACGGGCCGAACTCGAATGGCGCAGCCGGGCGCAGCTTGTCGCGGTCCAGGAATATCACCTGAACCGGCGCGCGCATCCCGCCCAGAGGGTCGCCAATGAACCACTCTATGCGCTCAAAGCTGCAATCCCTGATCTTCTCCGACACGCCGAAAAACACGCTCGTGACGCCATCGTCGTCAACCTCGGTGATCTGGGTGCCGCGCACGACCGGCCAGATATTCCCCTCGATCCGGCCAAGCGCAGGGCCGAAGGTCTGCACGAGGATCAGGCCCATGAAGGCCCATGTGATGACGCGCCACCAAGCGCGGGTTGACAGCCTCATTTGCCCCTCCACATCTTGAGGAGGTCCGAAATCATGCTGTCTGAGCCGGTGAAGTCCAGCAGGCGGCGCAGCAGGTTTTCCCCGGTCAAGGCAAGCATGGCGGCAACGGCAATCCGGTAACGGTCAGGCTCCCACCCCAACGCGGCAAGGAGCGGATCGGTAAAGACCCACGCTGCGAAGATGCCCGCCGAGGCCGTGGCGAATGACCGGACAATGGTCAGCTTGTCGGACAGCAGCACCTTGACGACCACCGCGCCGAGGATCGCAAGCCAGAGCCTAATTTCTTCCATCGCGCACCCCCCTGGCGGCAATCAGCGTGCAGACGATGGCACCGGGCAGCGTGACGAATGCCGACCCTATGACAATGATGGTCCCCTGCGCCGCCTCGCCCGCAATGGCCGCGAACAGGCCGAACTCCAACGCCAGCGCCGATGATCCGACCGCCGCCAGCTTGGCCCCGCCCGTGCCGCCGACAGCCGCGCCGGTTGCCGCCATCGCCCCGAACGCGCCTTGATACGACGCCCAGAACCATCCGGGGATTGCATAGACCGCAGGCCCGAACAGATCCTCCGTCACGGGGTTTTCGCCGCGCAGGATGATCGACAGATACGCCCAGCCCATCAGGGCGAACCCGCCCATGATCAGGGCCAGCACGCGGCGCACCTCGACCAGATGCCAGCCTGTCATTTGCGCCGCCTCACGCCTGCCACGCCGATAGCGGCCAGTACCGCGAAGGCCAGCGCCACCGCCGCCCCGCGATTGCGCCATGCCCCTGCCGCCACGACAGCGCCGCACAGGACGGCCAAAGCGTCCACGAGGCTGTCAGCCAGCCCGGCGCCGTAAAATGCCGCCTGCGCGCCCTCCCAGAGCAGCGCATAGCTCACGGATGCGACAAGCGCCGCCTGCCATGCCGTCAGCCGGGGAATATCCGCCAGCCGCGCCAGCATGGCGAAGGCCCCGCCGATCAGCGCCGTCAGAAAGACGCCGATGGCGAAATGCCCAAGCAGCGCCGCGCCCCAGACATAGGCGTCAGCATGATCCTCGGGGGATGCCATCATGTCGCTGATCAATTGCCACATCAGATGCCCAGCCCATAAAGCGTGTTGAGGCGCTGCCGGATGATCGGCACCCGCGAGGAATAGGCCCCGCCCTGAATGATCGACAGCGTGTCGAACACGAGCGCATTGAGGCCGTTGCCACTGGTGGGGTTCTGACCTGCGGCATAGTTCCAGACCCGGAATTCAGGGAATGAATGGGCCGCTGATCCGCGCAATTCGCCGTTGACGAATACGCGGATTGTCCCGCCGCTGGTCTGCCCGTTCGCATTTGGCGCGCCCCCGGGCAGGAACTCGATTTCATAGAGCCGCAACGCCCCGCCAATGGCGGGGTTCAGGTTGATGTTGACCGTCTCGAAGCTGTTGGTCAGCGGGTTCCGCCGGTTGACCCGCATCCTCCCTCCGCCTGCTTCGATCCAGATGTTCGCCTGCGGATTGCCATTGCCAAGAAAATACTGATCGACCGTCAGGCCGCGCAGATCGGCAACGATGAAAACGCGAGTGCCCATCATGTCGATTGCGGTCTGCTGCGTCAGGTTGGACCACCGCAGCCACTGAGCAGGCGTCAGGTCCATCGCGCCATCAATCAGAGGGATGGTGTTCACGCCCGCCGCCAGATCGAAAGGAGCGCCAGCCCCGCCCATGTTCGGGATGCGCTGCACGAAGCCGCCGGACATCACGGCATCTGCGGATCGAAGCCGCAGCGGCACCTGGCCCGCGCCAATGCCGTAGTAGTCACTGATCTGCGCGGGCTTGGTCCACAGCAGATCGGCCCCGCGATATAGCGCCTGCGCCTCGGCTGCCCCGTAGAACAGCCGGGGCGCGTTGGTCAGGTCAAGGACGCTCATCCCGTCACCACATAGAACGTGTTGGCGTCAGGCTCGGCAGGAAGCGTGGCGACGACCTGAACTGGCGGCGGCGGTCCCGCAGGGCCTTGTTCGCCTTGAGGACCGGTCGGGCCGATCTCGCCCTGTGGGCCGGGGATACCCTGCGGGCCGACTGGGCCCATGGGGCCGACTGGACCAGCAGGGCCTTGTTCGCCTTGTGGACCAGCAGGGCCTTGTTCGCCTTGTGGACCAGCAGGGCCTTGTTCGCCTTGTGGACCGGCGGGGCCGCGAAACCCAACCTTGATCACGTGTGGTTGCATCAGCAGCCCCCTTGGATGTGCAGATTGATGGTGTCAGTCTGGCGCCAGCCATGGCCGGCGTCGTGATAGATCGTGGCGGCGTAGAGCCGGGGCGGCAGATCGAGGATCGAGAGGTCGAACTCCCAGTCATCGCCTGCCAAGGCGCCGGGGACGATCAGGCACTGACCGACAGCTTGCACCCGCAGTTGGGTTGAGCCGTAGCTGATGGCCTCCCCTGCATCATCCTCGAAGCGCACAACAAAAGGCCCGGTCGCGCCGGGCTTGAACGATACTGTCGTCATTGATTACTCCGGGGTCTCCACGCCGAACACGGCGTCTAGCTGCTGGTCTGTGATGCCCTTGGCGAATGCCGCCAGCATGATCAGGGGATTGGTGCGGCTGATGACCTGATCGCCCGCCCATTTGATCCGGGCCATGTCCTGCGCTTCCTGCGGCATGGTGGACAGCGCCGCCTCGAAGCTGTCAGGGATATCGCCACGCGCCGCTTGCACGGCCTCTGCTGCGGTCAGTATTCCCATCGCCGTCAGGTCCATCAGCAGGCCGCTCTTGTCGCGCTGTGCCGCGTTGCGGGCCGATTGCAGGGCTGCGGCGAAATCGGCAGGGGTGCGCGGGTCTGTCCAAGATTGCCCGTCCCAGACAGCCCAGACGCCGGGCCGGGGCGGAAGCGGCTGGAAAGCCTCGCCGTCCCAGAAATGCCCCTCGGGCTGATCGTCTGGCCCGATCAGAAGAACCTCACCAAGGCCTACGCCTGACGCCAAAGCATCAATGACATTTGCCGCCTCCCCGGTCCCGATGACCAACCCGCCGCCGCCGATTATTGCATACCGGATCATCGCATGGCCCCCTGCACTAGAAGCGTGCGGCTGGCAACGCCGACGTTGCTATCTCCACCCCACCAATCCACTTGGATTAGGTGGCTGCCCGCGCCGAGATTGAGCGACCAGCCCATTGACAGCCAGTCAGTCATCAGCCCCGCGCTGCCCTGCGGATCGCCCGTGACGCGCGACCAGATCGTGTTGCCGTTGACCCGCAGGCGTATCCCAAGCGCCTGATTGGAAAGCACGAGATAACCTTGAGAACCAAACCATGTAACCACCACGGTTGCTGCAAATGGCAGGGTGTAGTTGATGCTATTGGCATTTTGGAAAGCGCCATTCCCGCCAATTCGGTTAGTAAGGGTCTGCGCGGCAGGGACCGTCACCGCGTTTCCGGCGATCGACAGCGTGCGGACGATGGCGTTGCCCATGAATACGTCGCCGCCGTCCACGACGAACGGCACCTGCCGATTCGCTCCCGATCCGGTCCCGGTCGCCACCGCAAAGCGGTTCGCCGCCACGACGACCTGAGACTGCCCGTTGCTGTTGGCATCAAGGAAAAGCCCCGCCGATTGAGACGTGGCCCCGCTGTTCGCCTCGGCCCGCAAGCCGATCCGGGCCTGCACGCCCGAGGGCGCGCTTTCAGCCGTGACGCGCAGAAGCCCCGTCGCCGTGCCGCGATCCGTCCGCGCCGATACGGTCGTGACCTGATTGGCAAGCGCGCTATCGGCGTTCGCGCGCGCGATGGCTCTCGTTCGTGATTGCGGATGCGTTCTGGGCAATGCGCGTGTCATCGACGAAATTCCACTGGGTGCCGCCCCACCGCCTCGGGCGGCGGTTGTTCTCGCTGTCATACCAGATATCGCCAATCTGCGGGTTGTTAGGCGCAGTCGGCTGCCAGAAGGTCCGCGCCGTATTGATCTGGCTGGCAAGCGCGCTATCGGCGTCTGCGCGGGCGATGCTCTCGGTCGCAATGGCGGATGCGTTCTGAGCGATCCGCGTGTCATCGACGAAATTCCACTGGGTGCCGCCCCACCGCCTCGGGCGGCGGTTGTTCTCGCTGTCATACCAGATATCGCCAATCTGCGGGTTGTTAGGCGCAGTCGGCTGCCAGAAGGTCCGCGCCCTGTTCGCCACCGCCGAGACGGTATTGATCTGCGACGACAGCGCGGCGTCCTGCGTGGCCCGCGTCGTGGCCTCGGTCGTGATCGCTGCCTCGTTGGCGTCAAGGCGGCTCTCCGCCGTGTTGCGGAACAGGGTAGCCGCCGCCTCATTGTTCGCTACAGCCACCTCAAGCGAGGTGATCCGGGCAATGGTGGATTGATCGACCTTGGTCACAGCGGTGTCCGCGAAGAACGTCGGGTCAGACGTGCCAGACGGGACGACCAGTTGCCAGCGCATTTCCACAGCACCAGAGGGTGGCGTGTGCTGGCCCGAGAATGTGCGCCATTCATCCACGACCAGCGTCAAGGTCGTATCCACGTTCCCGCCGATCTGGGTGCCGGTGTCGTTATACCAGTTGACGCGGACTGTCGCGGTGCGCCCGCTGGCCCGCGTCCCGGCCTTCACGCGCCACTGGATGACCTCGTTCGCCGCGAACTCGACCGGGAACTGCTGGCGAAGCATCCGCGTCCCGCTCGACGGCGGAACGACTTGCACAAAGCGCGGCGTCGGCGCGTTGGCAAAGATCGGGTTGGACGATGCAGGGTCACGATCCTGCGCCGTGACAAAGCCGCTCGCGGTCCAGCCGTCCAGGCCGCTGCCAAACAAGGGGTTGTCCAGCAGGTTGTCGCTCGTCAATGCAGCCGTCAGCGTCTGGATCTGAGCCGCAAGCGCCTGATCGCCAGACACCCGAGCCGCGCTCTCATTCACGAGGCCCGTGTCGGTGTAGGCTTTGGCGACGTTGAGGTTCGTCATCGCCAAGGCCTCAAGGCGCGCTGCCTCGGCTGCAATGTCATCGCGCGCCGCGCCCACGTCAGCCCGCGCGGCGTCCACGTCCTCGCGCAGGCCGATCAGGACCGGGTCGTCGCCTTTGATCCAGATTTCCAACGCCTCGGCGTCTGCGATGACCTCAGCCGCGATTTCATCCATGCGAAGATCAAGCGGGGTCAGGCGAATGTCCGGGGTCGTGACCGACAGCCAGCCAGTCCAGAGGGTCGCCCGCGTCGTGACCAGCCGCGCCCGGACCTGATAGGTCGTATTGGCAAGGATGCCCTCGGACACGATCAATTCGCCGTCCGCGATGGCGTGAACGGAACCCTCCGCTGCCAGTTCCGTCTGCCCCTGCGGCCTGATCTGGAACCGGATCGCCCGCGCGTCAGGCTGGTCGCCGTTCCACGTCATGCGGATCGCCGGGCGCCGCTGAACCCCGTTCGCGTCCCGGATCGCCACCCCGGACACGTCGAAACCCAGGACCACGCGGGGCGCAGGCTCGGGCGTCGTCGGGCTGGCCGCGCTCGACGGCAGCGCCATGTCCGGCGTCCAGTTGTAATCGTTCGGGTCGCGCTCACGCAGGCCGAAGCCTTGCAGCAGCGTGCGGGGGTTATCGTCCCGCGCCGTGACCTCGAACACTTTGTTGATGTAGCCGTTGCGCGGGCTCGTCCATGCCACGGCGTCCAGCACCTCGACCGCTGCGAACTCGGGCGGCAAGGTGATGTTGTGCTGCCGCTGGCGGCGCCCGTCCATCATGTAGGCGCGCATCACCCGCTGCACCTGCGCCGGATAGGGGGTCGCGGGCAGGTTCAGGCTGGCGACATAGGCATCCCCATCCTCGGCCAGGAACCCGGCGTTCTGGCGGCGCGGGGCCTCCTTGCTGGCCCATTTCGCCACAGGCTCGGGATACTGCGCCTGCACGGTATTATAGACCTGATCCAGACCCCGGAAAGGCTCGAACGACTGACCCTGGCTGATGATGATGTCCTCGTCGGTGAACGCCATGACAGGCATCCCGACGCCACCGATGCGGATGCGGTAGACCCCGCCGAACTCGGCCAGCGAACCGGAACAGCCGCGCAGGATTTCCTCGATCACTGCCGCCGGTTCATCGCCGCCGAAATGCTCCGGACCGATCTTGGCCTCAAAGCTGGCCCGCCACCGAGGCTGTCCGTCCACTAACTGGTCGCACGCGTTCATCGCCGCGACCCAGTTGTTCAGCGGCAGGTCGTCAGCCGATGCCCGACCGCCCCAGATATGCGCGCCGTTGTAGTAGATGCCGCGCAGGATATTATAGACCTGCACGCCGGGGTTTTCGCTCGGCTCGTAGGTGTCCAACTGCCCCCACCGATGCGCCCCGGACCCGCCGACCGTGCTGTCCTTACGCGGGTCATAAAGCGGGATGCCCGTCACCTCGAAAAGGCATTGCGGCAGGCCCTGGAACACCTCCCGGTCATAGCGGAACCGCATCACGACGAAGGGCAGTCCGCGCCCGATCATGTCCTCCTGCCACGGGCGGGGCTGGTCGGTGTGGTCCGTCAGCCCGGCATAAGCGGTCGTGCGCCCATTGAAGAACCTGAACCACGCCTTGCCGCTGAACCGCCCGCCCAGGGCGTTGTGATCGGGATACAGGCTGCCAGCGACCGGCGGCAGGATCTCGGCCTTCTCGTCACCGATCCAGATGCCATCCAGCCCGCCGATGGGCATATCCGCCAGTTCAATCACGAAGGTGAGGAAACCGTTGGGCATTCCGCCCGCCGATCCGCGCGTCATGGGCGCAGTCGCCATGAAGCCGCCAGTGGCGTATTTCCCGAAGACCAGCGAACCGGGGGTTTCCTCTCCGGCCAGCGTCACGTCGGATCGAATGCCCGCCTGACGCGGCTTGCCCCGCAGCGCCTGCGACACAGCCGACAGCGCCATGCTGGCGACGGTGTTGATGATGAACGATCCGACTGCCGTGCTGGTCTCAGCGGCAAAGCTGGTCGTAATAGCTGCGCCGACAACAGGCATTATTCACCTACCCGGAAAGCGCGCACAGCCGACAGCAGGGGAACAAGCCCCATGCCATCAGGCCGCAGGCAGTAGATCATTTCGCCCTGCACCACGCCGAGCGCGGGGCCTTCATCCGTCTCGATCACGGCCACATCACCGACCTGCGCGAAGGCGGGCGGTATTTCCGGCAGGATCGACGCCACAAGCGCGACATGATCCTGGAACCCCGCGCGCCGCAGCTTCCGCATTCCCTCGGCAATCGTCCGATATCCGCGATGCCCGCGCGCGTAGTCCTGACCGGTCACGGCCTTCACAGCACCCGCCGTGAAAAGCGCGCAGTCGTGCTGGCCCGGCTTGAAATCGACGCCCATCATCTGGACGACGTAATCTGTCAGCCGCGCCTGCCAGTCGGGATGCCTCATCGGTCGCTGCTCCGGTATTCAGTGCCCTGTCGGGGCGTCTCGCGCACGGGCGCGGGACCAGGACGGCTCTCGCCCCAATAGACCGTCGCGGATGCCGCGCTTGTGGCGTAGCGCCGGAACCGGTCGCCCTGCCGAAGTCGCTGTACCTCGTCGGATTTCGTCGCGCTGCCGTAGATCGTCAGCATCCGGGTATTGCTCACGCATTCCAGCGCCGCCGTGGACCGACCGCCAATCGCCGCCGTCGTGATCGGTGCGCCGTTGACCCACCCCTTGAAGATGCGTTCCGGCGTCGAAATCAGGTTGCCGTTGTCGTCAAACTCGGCCCGGTGGACCTCGACGGGGGCGCCCTTGGGGTCGTAGCCGCGCAGGAGGATCTGCACCTCGTCCGAGATGGCCGACAGCCCGATCCGGTAGCGCCGCACGTCCAGCCCAATCTCGCAGCGCACAGGCGGCACGTCCAGCACGTTGCCCGCGCCGAAATAGGTCCGCACCTGCCCGCCGATGGTGAACTGCTGATGGTCGTCACCCGTCCACAGGCCAAGCTGCTCAATGTCGCCCGTGGCCCGGTCCTTGGCCGAGACATAAACCAGCGCATGGCTGATCGTCCCGCCTCGGCCTTGGCGCCGGGCGATGATTGAGGGGGCTGTGAAGCGCATGGATTACCGAAGCGTTTGGCTGAAGGAAAAGCTGACCCCGGACGTGATCAGCGGGACCATCTGGCCGGGATTGCGCGACCGAAGGACGGCCTTGAACCGGGGGGCGATCAGGCGGACCATCGCGCCACTCGTCCAGCCGGGGCGCACGATGGGGTTGACCTCAACCGTCACATCACCCGAGGCATTCGCCGCGCCGCCCTGAACGACCTGATGAAAGGCAAAGCGCTCCGGGTTGCTGCCATAGGCCCACGACACATAGTCGCCTGCCTCGACCTGATAGCCCGGCGCGATGCCCGACAGGGTCACGTCGCGGTTATTCGATGCCACCGCGTCCAGCGTGGCGCCGGTCGGGGCGCTGTCCTTGCTGTAATTCGGCGGTTGCAACATGAACGAGGCGCCGGGCCGCAGAAGCACGTCCAGCAGCGCCTGAGCCTCGCGCAGATCGGCATGAAGCGCAGGGGCAAGGGCGATGTCCCCCTGCCACAGAGACGCGCCCAGAGACGCGCGCAGCACCTCGCCAGCACCGGTCACGCTTTCCTCCACCACCGCAGGGCAATGCAGGCTCATGGACGTGACGCGCAGTTTTTCGTGAAATTGCGCCAGCGTGAGGGGAAACGAATAAGCCATTACCGCGCCCTCGGGTCACGCATCTGCCCGGCGATGGCCGATGGCAGAACTTGCTCGGTGTATTGCTGAAAACCGCCCAGCATCCGCTGATCCACGAAGGCGCGCAGATCGCCGCTTTGCGGGTCAATGCCGACCGTGACGTGGACGTGCGGCGTTGGCGCTTCCGTGCGGCGCACCATGTCCCGCGACAGATCGTGCGGGATGACCGTCGACCCGTTCGGCAGCGCGACCAGTTCGCCGCCGCGTTCGTTGATCGTCGCCAGCCCGCCCCGGAAGTTCTGAACGCCGTTGGCAAAGCCGGGGATGCGGAAGCCGCTGGCCCCGAACAGCCCGCCGATCAGCCGGTTGATGCCGCTCCGCAGAAGCTGCGAAGCCATGTCTTGCAACATGCTGGCGAATGCGTCCTTCACGTTCATCGTGCCTTGAATGACGCCCTCAAGCGCGTTGCCGATGCCGTCGGCCATCGACTGCGATACGGCCTGAACGCGGCTTTCTTGCAGCGCGATGCCCAAGGCCAAGCCATCTGCAATGTGGCGCCCGTTCTCCATCATCTCGCGCGATGGCGAGTTGATGCCGAACCGCCTGCGGAAGCGGTTAAGGTAGCTGTCGGCATCAGCCTCGCCCTGATCGCCCATCTGCTCGGTGCCCTGCGACAGGCCATCGCGCATATCGTCAAGCGGCAGGGGCGGCGGGACAACATCGGCCCAATCGGGCGCGGTAGTGCCGTTACCCGCACTGCCGACGCCCCGGATGCGGTTGCCCAATTCGGCAGCGTTGTCCCACACCCATTTGAGCGCGTTATAGATCGGCTCGATGACCGCCCAAGCGCTAGTAAAGGCCCCGCTGATCGCACTCAGGACCGCATCGAACACGCCTTGCAGACCGCGCCACGCGCTTTCAATCGCATCGGTCGCCCCAAGATAGCCGATGATCGGCTTGATACCTTGCTCCTGCGCGTAGTCGAAAATACCGACAATGCCATCCCAGACGCCTTGCATGAACGCCTTGAGGCCGTCCCAGATCGCTTGCAGCGCATCCACAGCCGCGCCCATGTCGCCGGTGAAAACGGACGACACGAAGTCAACGAAGCCGCCAAAGATCGCCTTGACGCTATCCCACAGGGCCGCGAACCACGGCCCGACGCTTTCCCACTGCTGGTAGATCAGATACACCGCGCCCGCGATGGCCGCGACCGCCAGCCCGATGGGATTTACCAGCAGCGCCATTGAGACGGCCTTGACCGCAGCCGCAGCCTTGAGCATGGCCGCGACGAGCGGCCCTGCCGTCATAATCATCAGGCCTAGACCGGACAGCACCGGGCCGATGACCACAATAGCCCCGGCCAAGATCGAGATAAACTGCTGCGTGGCCGGCGACAGGCCACGGAACCGCGAAGCAAGGCTCACCATCATGTCGGACAGCCGCACCAGCACGGGCGCGAGATTGGCCGAAATCATCGTCCACAGGCCTGAAAACTGCTTGGTCAGGCGGCTGATGTTGTCGTTGAACTGTTCGGCATTCCGGCCCATCTCGGGGGTGATGACGATGCCAAGATCATCGGCCTCCTGCATCATCCCGCGCAGGGCGTCAGCCCCGCCGTTCAACATCGGGATGAGGTCAGCGCCCGACCGTCCCAGCAATTCCATCGCAAGCGCCGTCTTTTCGGCGCCGTCCGGCATTTCCGTCAGACGATCCGCGACCTCGGCCATGACCTCGGACGTTGGGCGCATCTCGCCATTGGCATTCCGAACCGCGATCCCGAGGCGCTGGAAAGCCTGCGGCGACGAGGCCATGCGCCGCGATAGGTTGCGCACGGAACTTTCCAGCGACCCGACCGACACGCCAGACATATCAGCCGCGTGACGCAGGCGGGACAGTTCGTCCACAGGGATGCCGATCTTCTGCGCGTCCTTCGACATCTGGTCGGCGGCATTCAACTGGCTGCGGACAGCCATCGCGATGCCAGCGCCAGCCGCCGAGATTGCCGCGCCTACAACCGCCATGCGCTTGCCGAACTGCTGCAACTGGCTTTGAGCCTGCTTGATGCCGCGCGTGAATTGGGCGCTGTCAAGGCCCAGGTTCACGCGCAGGGCGCCGATGACCGATCCGCTCATTCCATCACCTTCTCAGCGCCCCATGCAGCCGCCAGAGCGTCGCACATCGCCTGCATGATTTCCTTCGATTGCCGCTCAACCTTGAGGGGCGGCGCGACGAAGCGTTCCAGCGTCGGCGGGCGCTTCATGTGCGGCATCATCGCGCCCCACCAGACCATTTCCCGCTGACGCCGCAGACGGGCCGCAGCGCCGTCCATTTCCAGCGCGAACAGCCGGGGGGTCAGTTCCCAGAAACGGGCGGGGTCAAGACCGGCTGCGACATAAGCCGTCAGCCAGTCCTCGACCCTTACGCCGGCCGCCTCGGCTTTTTTCCGGCAGCGCCTTTCGGCTCGGGCATGGACCCGGACATCAGCGCGCCCAGAGCGTCTTCGTTCCCCGCGATCAGGTCATCCACCAGATACCGGTCGGCCTCGTCGGCGTGGTGCCGTTGCAGAGCGCCCAGAAACAGGTCGATGACGATGTTCAGCGGGGGCATCCAGTCGGGGCCTGCATCGGCGGGCGGCTCGATTTGTGAAAACACATTATTGCCATACTTGGCTTGGAGATCGGCAAGCACCGACATGCCCAGCCAGAGGGTGTATTCCTTCCCTCTAGCCGTCAGCTTCATCTGCCCTTTGGGATGCGCCATCAGCTACCACCCCCGGCAGCGGCGTGAAGCGTGGGCTTGCCGTTGCACTTGATCGTGGCCGATGCTTCCATCTTGCCGTCCGGGGTCAGTTCCGGGGGCGTGTAGCCAGTGAAGAAGCCCGCGAAGCGCATCATTACCCCGTTGGGGAACGTGATCTGGTATTTGCCGCTCTTGGCCTCGAATGCCGTATAAAGAGCATCGGTCGCGCTCGGAACGAAGTTGACCGTGATCGTAGCCTCGCCGCCGTCTTTCAGACCCGCGATGAACTCCTTGAACTCGTCGGGGCTTTTCAGGTGGGTCGCCTCGATGGCGTCGCGCGTCATGCCGGGCGGGGTGATCGAAGTCACCTCTGCAATGGCGTTGTAAGTGCCGGGGGTCGCGCCCCCAATACCGAAGGCGCTGTCATAGCCGATGTCGGCTTGGGTCGCGGTCATGTCTCTCTCCATGTGACAAGGAAGTCCATGCTGATCCGGTGCAGCCGGTCAGCATCTTCGCCGCCCTCGCGGCTGTCTCTGGTGCCGTCATGGCTGACCAGTCGGAAACCGGCGCCGCGATACCCATGCAGCAGGGCCTTCACCGCGTCGGAAACTTGCTTCGCCGCCGAATAGACGGGGGCGTAAATGTCGATCTGAACCCGCGAACGGGTCAGCCCATCCGGGCCTTTCAGGGTCAGCCCTTGCCCGTCGCTGATCCGCGTCAGGACCACATAAGGCGACGTGATGGATTGGGGATGCTCACCCCATGAGATGCGCGCCGCAGGCAGGCTTAGAGACGCCAGCAGCAGCGCGCGCAGTTGCAATTCCATCAGCTTTCCCTCGCGGCCTTGCGGGCGGCTCTGGCAATCGCCCGGTCAATCGACAGCCGCAATTCGTCACCGATCCGCTCAAGCATTGCCTCGCGGTCCTGATCCCATGCCGGGCGCATGAACGGCTGCGCGGCCATCTTGCGCGTGCCGAACTCCAACAGATGCCCGTGGCGCCCGCCGCCGCCCATCAGGTAGGACGGCCCGACGAACAACTCGATACTGGACCGATCATCGCGGAACATTCGGCGATGTAGCTTCGCCTGGCGGCTGTTCAGCTTGGCGCCGACCATGATGCTATCGCGCAGCTTGCCCGATTTGACCGGTGCTTTATGCTTGGCGATCTCGACCAAAGGCTTGGCCGCCTTCATCAGCGCAGAACGTAGCGCGCCGCGCTGCATCCCGCGCGTCAGGTTCGACATGCGCTCGTCTAGTTCCTTGAGGCCCGACAGGCTAACATGGGTAGTGTTTGACACGCCCCGGCCTCCTATATTCAGACCAGCGGCAGAAAGGACCGCGAATGCGAACGATGATTGCCCTGGCCCTGATGGCCGCACCTGCGCCGCATCGGCGCCAACGCCGCGCGAACCGGCATGGCCTGGGGCTTCATCCTCGGGTTTGATACCGCCAATGGCGGGCTTCATAGCGAAGCCGAAACCACGCTGCAACGCCTGCGCGCCGCCTGCGAAGAAACCCCGGATCGCCCGGCGCTCGATATCCTGACCGGCTTTATTCCGTGATCGTCCGCGCCGTGATTTCCAGCCAGTCGCGCCGCCCAAGCTCCTTGATGCCCACGATCCCGAACGTCTGGCCCTCGCAGGTCAGACGGTCCTGCTCCGTGATGCCTGCCGTAAACGGCGACCAGCGCACCGTGAAGCGCGTCGTCACGTCCCGATAGACCGCATCCGCCCGAAACCGCTCCCCGTCGCTGATCTGGTGCCTGTCAGCCCACACAGGCGCCCCGTGGACGGCATAAGAGCCGGGGCGCACCTGGTAGCCGTCATCCAGCGTCGAGGCGCGCAGGAATTGCACCTGACGCTGCGTGCGGCGATCTTTCACAGGCGCACCCACCGCACGGGGTGGATCAGCGCGTTGAACGCCGCCGTGAATGCCTCTTTCGCCGCGCCGGTCACGCGGTCATAGTGCATCTCGACCCACAGCCGCACCGCCGCCTGAACAGCGGGCAGCAGGTCATCAGGCAGTTGCGCCGAAAACGTGATCCGGCAAGGCTCCGTCACTGTCGCGGTCCAGCCAAGCGCGTCCTGCGCCAGCGTCACCTCGCCCGCGTCCACCGTCGCGCCCGTCACGTCAGGAAGGCCCAGACGATGCGTCCCTGCCTCCACATCGACCGCCCATTCCTGCGGCATGATCGCCCGGCCCAGAACGCCCCGATACCCGTCCAGATGCGCCACAGCCGCGTCAATCAGCGACTGGATCACAAGATCCTCGTCGTCATGCGACACGCGCAGATGCGCCTTCACGTCGTCAAGCGCGACGACGGGCAGGACAGGGGCGGTCACGCGGATCATTTCTTGGCCGCAGCTTTCTTTTCAACCGGCTTTTCGGCCTTGATTTCTTCCAGCACGCCAGCGGCGACCAGATGGGCCACGACTTGCGGGTTGGCCTCGCGCTCGTCGCCGGGCAGATATTCGCGGTCGCCGGTATGCTGGCGGGTCACTTTGTATCGGGTCATCATTGCCTCCTTATCGGCTCAGCAAAGGGGGCGCCGTAACGCCCCCTCAATCAGCCGATCAGCCGCCGCTCGGGGTGACTTGGCCGGTCACAAAGGCGGCGGGGCGGTAAACCGCCAGCGCCAGCCGCTGTTCGGCCAGGATCGTCACAAGGTTGCGCGTGAAGTCGTCGTTGACATAGCCGGTCTGGATCGCGGCATCCCAACGGTCGAACAGCTGCGCGCCGAGACGGAAAGCACCGGTCAGGAAGGTGTTCTCCGCGATGGCCTGGGTCGCCACAACCGGCAGGCCCCACAGCGAGGGCGCGATGGTGCCCTGCGGGTTGCCGATGATGTAGCGGTTTTCGCCGTCCTTGGTCAGTTCGATCTTGGCCCAATCGGTCGGATGCAGCACGAAGCCCGAGGCCGGATATTCGGCAAGAGCGACTTGCAGGATCGACAGACGCAGGCGGTCAATCGGGCTGGCGGCGGTCGGCGTGAAGGCCGCGTTGAACGCCGTGGCCTGCGGGATGATGCCGTGCAGGTTCTGGCCGGTGTTGTCGCCGCTCAGCAACTGGACCTCTTCACGATAGGCCAGCTTGTAGAGCAGGCGCTGATCGATCATCGAACGCAGGAACGACACGTCGTCAAGAGCCTGACGGCTGGCCTTCACGTTGGCCGCGATGACCTTGGCGCTGATCGTGCGGATGTCCAGCCCCAGATCGACCTCGGGCTTGACCGCGCCTTCCGCCACCATGCCAGCGCCAGCCGCAGGGTCGCCGGTCTCGATGACATACTCGATGGTATTGCCATCCATGCGGCCCGGCGTGATCAGATCGCGGATCGTCATGCGGCGCTGCGGAACATCGATAACGCCCGGCAGGCGGGTGGCCTGCACGCCGTCACCGACCGACCCGGCGGCGTTGGTCGTCGCCGTGGTCAGGGTCGCTTTCAGGCGAAGCGCGGCCTTGGCGCTGCGGTCGAAGCCGGAAGCCGCGAACGACTTGAACTCGTCCGAATTGGCGAACTTCTCGCCCAGGCTCTGCTCAACCTCTTCCTGCGAAGCGCCGCGTGCCAGCTTCTGCTCGACCTCGGCCACAAGAGCTTTCAGGCCGTTCAGACCGGTCAGCGCCTCGTCTGCCTTTTCTTTTAGCGAAGCCGCCAGTTCTTCGCCCTTCGCTGCCTTGCCAAGGGCTTCCTCGGCAATGCCCTTCACGGCGTCCAGCGATTTGTCGAATGCAGCTTTGGTTTCGGCTGCAAGCTGCTCAGCCGTCTTGGTCTCCGACATGGGAACCTCCGTATTGTCGGGTGATAGGGCGTTAGCCCCTCAATGCGGCCCAGAAACGGGTCGCTTCATCCGCCGTCGCGTCAGGTTCCCCCTGACCTTTCAGGTGAACGCGGGCGGCGCGCTCAGCCTGTGAATTCGAGAGGCCAAGACCCTTGACCAGTCGCTCGAATTCCCGCTCGGTCAGCCGGTCCCCGGCTGCCAGCTTTTCCGTGATTTCTTCCAGTCCATCAGCCTTGACCGACGTGACCTTGGCCCGTTCGTTCATCGGCATGGACACGACCGACACCTCGAACAGGTCCAGCTTTTTCAAAAGCCTGACATTACCCTCCGGCGCGGCTTCCTTGGTCCGATAGCCGATGGAAAGCCCGCCGATGGCACCCGCCTTCATCAGCGCGTGGGCCTCGCGGGCCTTGGGAACCTCCATCACGAGACGGCCCCTGCCCCAAAGACCCTTTGCGTCCTCGGCCAGATCATCCCAGACGCCGATTGGCTGGCCGGGATCGTGGTTCCACAGCATCTTGACGGTGCGCCCGGTCTGCCGCGCCCGGGCAAGGCCCTCGACAAACGCGCCCGGCATTACCTTGTCGCCGCCGTTGTCCACGTTGCCAAAGATCGAGGCGTAGCCCTCGAAAGTCCCGGCATCGTCAAGCGACTTGACCTCAAGGCCGAAATCATACGTCTCCATCGGCTTCCCCCGCTTGGGTAATCGGCACGTTCTGCATCTGCATCCGGGGCGTATCCCCGCCCGCGACCGCAGGCAGGTTTTCCCGGCGCCGAACCTCGTTGATGGTCAGCCAGCCAGATTGAAGGCCCGACCCGTAGAAGGACGCCCGCGCCGCGCTGTCGCCGCGTAGAAGCCCCTCGATGTTGAACTGGACGATGTAGCCCGCCGCCCGATCCTCGGGTGACAGAAGCTGCTTGTTCATCGCCTGCTCGATACGCGCCAGCCGCCGCCGCAACGTGAACTGAACGAACATGATCTGTTGCTGCTCAACGCTGGTCGGCCATGCTGTCGAAGCCCCGGCGTGGCCGATCAGCGCAGGCGGCACGCCGAAGAAGCGGCAGATTTCCTCGATCCCGAATTGACGCGTTTCCAGCATCTGCGCGTCCTCGGGCGTGATGCTAAGCGGCTGGTAGTCCATGCCGCCTTCAAGGCGGATCGGCTTCCCGGCATTCATGGCGCCGGTGTATTGGTCGATCATCTTCACAGCGGTTTCGCGCTGCTCGGGCGAAAGCCATTCCTTGAACTTGAACGCACCCGGCGACCGAAGCCCGTTCTTGAACATCGCGCTTGCCGCCCGGTCAGCAGCTTGCGCCGCCGACAGGTTGTTCCGCGCAAAAGCCAGGGTGGACATCCCGCCCAGAGGGTCGCCGCCCGGCCCGCGAATGTGCAGCACATCCCGGTCAAGCAGGGTGAAGGTCTCGCGGTCGAGGCTCCACCGATATTCGATGCTGCCATTTGCCAGACGGCGAACCGCCATCACATCGGGGCGAACCGGATACAACGCCACGACCTGCCCGTTGCGCCGCTCCACGCGGGCATAGGCATTGCCCCACAGTTCCAGCGACAGCCCCATGTAGTCGAGGAAGTCGAGGGCCGTCTGGTCGAAGTTGGGGCTGTCATGCAGCACCCGGTAAAGCGGATGCTCCCGCGCCGCGCTGCGGTATCCATCCGCGCCGGTCTGGAACACCTGCAAGGGCAAGCTGCTGATCGTGCCGCTGGTCAGGTTGGCACAGGCCCAGACTGCCGAAAGGCCAAGGGCGCTTGTTGCCGTGACCAGTTCGCCAGCATCCCCGACATGCGCCGCGCCGCGCCCGTCCGTCCATTCGATGACGTTGGACGATTTCAAGCCCAAAGCGGAAAGGGCCTTGCTTAGAATACCCATGTCAGGCCCCCAGAGAGGCGAAGAAGCTATTCATGTTCGCCGCCCTGTCGTTGTTGCATCGCGCCGTTGCCGCGCCAGCGGCCATCGCCAGTGCAACCGCCATGTCGATCCGCGCCGTCGCCTTGTGTTTCACGAAGCGCCGCAGATCGGCAGGCGAACGGTCGAACGTGGCCGACATGACCGCCGACCGAAGCGCCGGGTTGACGTGGACCCGTATCCGCTTCTCAAGGATCAGCGTTTCAAGCGCGTCGATGCTGCCCGGCATCCAAAGCGTGATTTCCTCGCCGTCTTCCGTCTCGCGCTTCCGCTTGTTCCAGCCTTGAGGATGGTCCAGCATCGGCAACGTCGCGCCCATGTCGCCCAAGACCGCCTCGAAGTCCGCGATCAGGAAATTGTCGAATGCGACAAAATCCAGTTCAAACCGCTCTGCGTCGTCAATCAGATCCTGCGCGACGAAATCCAGCCGCGTTTTCTTCCCAGGAACCGCCGTGATGAACCCGGCGTCAGCCCACAGGTGATAGGGCGCTCCGTCCTTTTCCGCGCGAGCCAGCATCGTATCGGCGGGCGTGTAGCCGTGAACAAAGGCCGCGAACTTGGGCTGCCCCTCGTCGTCGTGGCCGTCCTCGAAGATCAGCGCCTTGGCCGTCAAGTCGGCCTTGGCCGAAAGGTCCAGACCCGCAAAGCACCGCCTGCCCTGGAACTGGTCCAGATCAAGGGTGTGATCCTCGATGGCCTCCCACGCTTCCCGAGACATCCAAGCCGTTTCGGCGTCAGTCCAGATGCAGAAGTGCAGCCTCTTGATCCCGTTCGCCTTGGCCGCGATATTCTTCGCCTGCGCGACCTGAACGGCCAGATATTCCTCGGTGATCGTCACCCCAAGCAGGGGGTTTGCCTTGATCCAGCAGGTCGGGTCATTGAACGGGTCGTCGCCATCGTCCAGCGCGCAGACGTAGCTGAACGTCGTGTCGTCCTCGATCTCGCCCGACGCCACCGCGACAGCGTGCTTGCGCTCCTGCCAGCAGATCGACTTTCGGTCGCTGCCGCTGTTCGTAATCATCACCAACAACGGCTGTTCGCGGAACTTGAAGCCCCGCTCAAGGATCTCGATCACCCCGCCGTCAGGGTGTTCATGCACCTCGTCGCACAGTGCGAAATGCGGGCGCGGCCCCGATCCTGTCTTTTTCGTATCACGCGAGACCGGGCGAAAGAAGCTGCCCGATTTCAGGTGCGCCAGGTTGTATTCGCGGCCCGGCCCGCCGCTGCGTCGGATCACCTTGTCCAGCGCAGGCGCCCTTCCCACCATGCCGACAGCATCCCGAAACAGAATGCCCGCCTGCTCCTTGGTCGCGCCAGCCGCGTAAATTTGCGCCCCGGCCTCGCCATCAGCGACCAGACCGTAAAGCCCAATCGCCCCGGCCATCGGGGACTTCCCGTTGCCCTTGCCCATCTCAAGATAGGCCCGGCGGAACCTCCGAAACCCGTCCGGCTTCTTCCAGCCAAACAGAGATCCGCAGATGAACTTCTGCGACGGCTCCAACTCAAGCGGCTTACCGTCAAACTGACCCTCGCCCAAACGCAGGATCGTCCGACAGAAGGCGAAGAACCGCTCCGCCGCAGGATAGTCCCAGATCACATCATCCCGCTCAAGGTCGCGCATGTGCCGCTTGCACGCATCGCGCACATGCGGACCCGCCACAATCTCGCCCGACAGCACTGCCTCGGCATAGGCCGTCACCTCGTCATTGCATGAAGGCATTGAGCGGGTCGTCGTCTTCATCATCAGGCGCCGCCACTTTCGAACGGTCCGCAGGCGTCCCGTCCATGGCGCTCAGGCACATGCGAAGCTGCGCGTATCCGCCAATCGGAAAATCCGGGTTCGTCTCCATCGCCGCGCGCAGCCGAGATGCCAGTTCAACGACCGTGCGATCCGACTTGCCAAGCCAAGGCATTTCATCCGCGAACGCGACCCACGCAGCCTTTTCCGCCGCGCTCAATCGCTTCGGCGCCGCGCCCAGAGGCGAGACCTTCGGCACAGACCGGTCACGGTGGCGCTGACAAGAAGAACCCGCAGCGCCACCGTGACCGGTCTGTGCCGAAGGTCTCGCCTCTGGGCGCGGCGCCGAAGCGATTGAGCGCGGCGGAAAAGGCTGCGTGGGTCGCGTTCGCGGATGAAATGCCTTGGCTGGGCAAGGCGGATCGCACGGGCGGTGGAACTGGCATCTCGGCTGGGCGCGGCGGTGGGCACACATCGGGAGTGGCCGTTTCGTGGGTACCTGCTACTTGGCCTGGGACTGAACACCCTGGGAGGGACGCCTGGGGTGCGGGCGGCCCATCAGCGCCGAAGACGCGGCGAACGCGCCTGCCTTCGTCTCTGGCGGTCTTGATCTTGTGACACGGGCTGCACAGCGCTTGCAGGTTGCTATGCTCGTCTGTTCCGCCCTTGGCCTTTGGGGTGATGTGATCGACCTCACGGGCCGGGGTTGTGCGGCCTTCCAGCTTGCAGGCTTGGCACAGGTAGCCATCGCGTTTCAGGATGACGAGGCGCAGCTTGTCCCACCTGCTGCCGTATCCTCTGGCGTGTCGGCTGCCTTTGTCAGACCAGCCTGTCATTGGCTATCCTCGCGCTTGATAGATCGCAGCCTTGATGCGTGCAGGCTGTGTGGACTGGGCCATATCAAGGGCAGCGGGTCGTAAGATTGGCACCGGCACAGGGAATTGAACCCTGCCTTGCGGTTTTGGAGACCGCC